ATTATCAAAAGATTTTAACAATTGTATCGCAATCGGGGAAACCCACCACATATCATTTTCATAACTTCATTTTATGACTTTTGAAACATCTTCACTAACATGTGTTGCAAAAGAATAATCGATATTTGAAAGTTGCTGTGCCGCAAAAATGCCAACTTGTTTAGGCAATAAAGGAACAATCATATTTTTTAGAGGATTTTATTTTTAACTTTGTAATTTAACCAACATATTACATATAAATTATTATCATATTGACAATTGAATTCATGTCACAAAAGAAATGGGTTTTTCACTGAAAAACAAGTAATTTTTTCTTTTTGAAAGTTTTTTGAGAGTAATGTTGATAACTTTGAATTTTATATTTGTCATGTAAAAAGACAAAATGTCGTTTTTTTTCAAGAATACTTGTTCATATTGTCGATGCGTTGTTCCGTTTACAGTTATTCCCCATTGACCTAGCACGAATAGTTCTAGAAAATCTTCCCTTTGTTTTACAGTAATATGGCGACGTGATACTTTCATAAAATTTTTGTCTATTTCAAGATTGAGATTTTTCCTTCCCAATTCATATTCAGTTTTATGATTATTGTTTGAAAACATAAGAGATAATACACCACTCGTCAAAGATTTTAAGTAGAATCCTCTAAAGTCAATTTCAATTTTGTGAACTTCTTTCCGCATAATATATCTATTTAAAATTGAATTGTTGTTTTCACATAGGACTGGATATCTTGCAAATGCCCTGAGTTTCAAAGTATCACAAACTATGTACTGTTTGAAAAATAAAGAAACAGATTTTAAATAAATAACTTCTTCAGAAAACTTTAAAAAAGTAAGAATGTGACACCACATGTCAAATGGAAGTGGCGGGGTCATCGTCGCAACCACAGTCTTTGATTTTTTCAGCAGCATCAAACAAGCACAGTCTTTGATTTCTTCGGTGCCATCCCCAAAAAAGAGTCTTTTTTTCTATTTTAATAAACAACTATTTTTAGTTTAAAATTTTAAAGATGACGTATTATTTTTTATATCTATAATTTACAAATCACCACAACCCATTTTTTTTACCACCTAGATAACCGGCAGCAGTAACTCCGCAATCTACAAGTGCATCGTGCAAATCTCCCTCCGGATCACCACCTGTAATAAATTTGTAAAGTTCAATATTTTTAGGAGCTTTCAAGCTTCCGTTTTTATCTAATGCGCGCACGTGATATCGAGATGCTTTTTGTGTACAAAAAAAATGTTCTTTAGAAAACGGCCATGTAAACCCATAATACTCCACAGTCTGTTTAAGCATGCGATTGTCATAACTTACATTATGTGCTACCAAAGCGATTCCATTCTTTATAAAGTATGAAAACAAGTTTAGAACATACGGAAACTCTTTTTCAGGAGATATTCCTTTTTCTTGTAACATTTCATGAGATATTTTATGAACAGATTGTGCCATCGGATTTATTCTTGAACCCGATGGAAGACTCCAATATTTGTTGTAGGAGTCAATCATATTCCCAAAATTATCATAAGTCACAACTGCCAACTGGATCACAAAATCATTTTTTGAGTTTCCGCTTGTTTCAGTATCAAAAACTGCAAACAGGGGTACTCTACTTTTTTTTTGATCTTTTTCTAATTCTGAAATTTTTTCGTCAAGAATTTCCTTGACAATATTGTATGTAATTGAATCCTTGTATGATTCATTTATAACAGCGGATTTGTTAACATGTGATTCTGCTTGAGAAAATGTCAAACCACCAGAAGTTAACCCAAACCAATAGAAAGCGTCGTGTTGAAATTCAAATGAGTCAAAGTCTGGGAAAAAAACCATATAAATTGTTAGGATGTTAAAAAAGTGTTGTTAAATGGAGGTACGAATCCTATAATGTATTCATAAATTTCTTTTTCTGTAAGTGGTATAAATGTTATAACTAAATAACTAATGTAAGTTAACATTTCTTTTAATTTAAAAAACTAATAACGATTAATCGCAAACTCAAACTCGCCCGTGTTTGCAACTTTTGGGGCTGTTACAGCCACCACAATTTGTGGAAGAGATTTTTTGTCACCCACCTTTTCAAGTAAGCTTTTGCAAACGGTACATTTTTTGATAGCTGTAGGAATATTTTCCACCATCTTGTCGCACACGTTGCAAAACTTGGAACACTTGGGAGGATTGCGCTTCAAAACTGTTGGTTCCTTGGCTTTAATTTCAAGTTTGCCGGTGCATGTAGTATCCATGCATTTCTTTTGTGGTGCAGCAACATGAAATGTACCGTTGCAAACGTTACAAAACTTGACGGAAATAGGAGCCTTACGAACTTTTCGAACAGGAAACTCTCCGAACTCATCAATGTTGCGCTTATTTCCCGACAAAGTAGGAGATGCGGACTTTAGACCATTGAGAATATCAAGAATCTCTTGATTCTCATCCTCTTCATCATGAAAATCTGTCGAAACATAAACTTCTTCCGTGTTCTTAGAAAGTTCCGAGAGTGCAAATACCGCTTCGTCGAAAACGGCGGGTTCGGGAAGGGTGGGCATCGTCGTGAGCACAGGGGTCGACATTTTGATTCGAGTAGTTTGAGTACTGGCAAAGAGCGTCAGTGTTTGATCCTTGTAGTGCGTTTCGTCCAATCATTATATTTAATTTTTATTAAATATAATTATGTTAAACGTATCAAAACTTATTTACATTGTTGGTATGGAGGGCTCTGGTCATCATGGTTTTGTAGATGAATTTTTATTTCCTCTTTCAAAAGAGAGAGAAATTACATGCTATAATAATAGTAAAACAAAGTTAAGGGATGGTAAAATGCGTTTTTTTATTTTTTCAAATGGTCCAACTGGTTTAGTAAAAAATTCTATAAATTTAAAAGAATATTTATACAAAGAAAAAAATACAGTATTTATTGAGGATAAAAGTTTTCCAAGTGGTTCTGTTAATCGCATACCGCCATTTCCATTATGTTTTGACAATCTTTATGCTAAAATACCGAGTGTAAAAATATTATTATTAATAAGAAACTATTTAGATACAGTGCTATCACACCGAACATTTGACAATGGTTTAATAAAACATGCCGAAAAAATGAGTCATTATTCTTATTTTCTAAGCAGAACTGTTAGAAAAATACCTAAAGAAAATTGGAAAGCCTTTTACATTGATTGTATTTATAAAAGTAGTTACCATAAAATAAAAGCTGTAAATGATGTTAGGAAATTTTTAAACTGGGAAACAGAGCATGCAAATAGAAAATGTTGTAATTGCTTCTTAAATTGGAGATCACCTAAAAAGTATAATATAAGTGAACATTTAGTAAATATAATATATAATATGTCGATGAAATATAGTCCTGAAACTTGGTGGCCATTTCTTGCACCAAAAGAAAACGCTAAGTGCTCATAGAAAAAAATTTTATTTCAGTACACAAAACCTATTAATGAAATTGTGTATTTTAGAGTTTACAAAAAATAAAATATAATTAAAATGAAAAATATAACATTTTTGATATATGGTTTTGTTAGATCTATGAAAATGCTTAGTATAACAAGTTCAAACAATCATTTAATAGATAGTTTTCCAAACCATTCAAGTGTTTTAAGTATTACAACAAACTTTACAAAAGAAGTAGTAAAAACTTTTTATCCAAACTCGATTATAAAAATAAACAAAAATTATGTAAAAGTAAAAAAAAGTTGGGATACATCATGTCATAAAAACTCGGAAACTCAACATAACGCTATGAAAGATCTTTACCAGGGACTTTTAATCGTAAAGCATTCTTCAAGATTAGTAGTTATGAGAATCGATATTCAATATTTTATTCCATTTTATATGTCAAAATATTTATTGTTTTCAAATGAAACATTCACAAGTAATGTTCAAAATTATGGTCAGATAAACGACAGATTCATACTTGGAGATTTTGACTTAATTTATAATGTATCAAAACAAAGAAGTAAATACTGGAATAAATACTTGTGTGAACTTGGTTTTAGAAAAGTTTTAAACACCTTCAACGTATCTACAAACACAATCCCAATATTTGGGAAACGTATAAGAATCGATGGAAGTACACTAGATGTAGACAGAGCAGTAATGGGAGAAATACCTTTGCGTCCTTGGATGAAAACTCATCATTTTATTCACGAATCGATGCACGCTAAACCAAGTTTTCTCACTGAAAATATTGAAACTGTTTTTGACAAGTACTTGTGTTCACTCCCTGTAAAACATGTAAAAATAAACCATCCGTTTGGTTTGTTTTCACAAGTTCATGTTATATTAGACTTTGTTATTTCAAACTTTTTAAAAGGATATAGAACAACTGTTGATACTTATATTAATAGAAAAGCCTATTCATTTATAGACAAACAAAGCGGAAACTTAAGTGATATACTTATAAATCCAAAATGTTCGAGAACTGATAAATATGTATCGAATGTTAACAATTATTTCTTTTACGATCTAATATATTACATATTTAAGAAGTATATAAAAAGTTACGACGTTTCTGACATAAACACAGAAGCAAGTGTTCATATCAGGAGGACAGACAAAATAACCTCTAAATATGGTGGTCGAATAAAAATATTAAAGTTAGAAGAATGGACAGAACTTCTTAAACGCTATAAAAAAATATTTATTTCAGGCGATGAACCTAAATTTTTAAGTAAAATAATAAATATTTTGAGTAATACAACTTTTTATTCCTTCGAAAACATACCTAAATCTAAAAATTTGGTACAACTATCGCGCAATGAAAACGCCATTCAAAAAATAATGAAAGCACAAACTTACTTTTCGAATTCGAAGGTCCTTGTATTCAATTCAGGATCAAATTTCGGAAGATTTTCACTTAACATTGCATTAAAACAAAATAAAATTCCCGAAGTTATAGATTTAGATGGATATTTGACAGATAACGATGTAAAAAATGGATGGTATTTTTGTGAACTAAAACATGGAACTGGAGATACTCGTAAAAAACTTTGTAACACGTTTGAAAAAATAAAAAATTACAAAAAAGATTGAAAATGTACTGGAGTATAACCAAAAACTATTATAATTTAAGCCATAATACAAAATACTATCCGAATTACATACTTTCTAGCATAATACACGAAAAGAAGTATATAACATTACCCACTGGTGCGAGCCATCTACCTCTAAACAATACTCAAGTTTTTCCATGGGTAAAAGAAGTCCATGTAACGTTGTGCGAAGTTTATGATTCTAAAAATGGAATTTGTACATCTAAAACAAAAAAAAACACCAACTTAGACAAGTATTATTTCATTTCCTCTCATAGAATTAACACACCGTATCATTTTGGTCAAGATGCTACAAATAGATTATGTTTCTACGGTATGACTAAACCTCTCATCGATTATCTTTCTCATAAAAATATGAATTTTACAATTTTAGAAAATGGGATAAGTAAACTTTGGAACATGAGTGGATTAGAAAGTAGCAACAGACATTTCATAAGATTTAGTGATACCTCTCGTTATATAAAAAATTTTGTTCAAAGTTTTCCCATATCCACGTTTGAAAACGCATCAGATGACGTTTATCCTTATTGGTCATACTGGCCGTATAGAAGTACAAATTATCTAAAGTACGGATACCAAGAAAAATATTTTAAAAAACCTTACATAGTATTGATAAAAAGAACGTTTCCCAATAAAAGAAGCACTTACAAACCAGAAGAACTTATAAGTAGGATAAAAAGTAAAATAAAAGACTATGATTTAATAGTTTTAGATGAGAAACAATCAAACAACAGTTCAATTGTATTATTTGAAGGTGCTGACGCAGTAATTGGATGTCATGGAGGATTGTTCATGCACATAAGATCTTGTAAACCAAATACAGTTATTATCGAAATACAATCTGTAAATGGAGCATATGGATGGGTAAACGCAAATCCTAGAGTGCAGAGACTTATGTATGCTTCTTTAGGTTTAGGTATAAATCTTTCATATTACATTTATTACGCTGAAAAATTTCCAAATAACTATCACGACCGTTATGAAAAAGGAATTGTTTACATAAACAACTCACATTTTAC